CTCAAACAAAGTATAGGAGACCGCCTTCTTAATATTTGCGTTTAAATAATATTCTGTTCGATTGACTTCCACTAAGATCTTTTCGCCATCTACGATGCCGGAAAAATAAACAGAAGTTGGGCTTTCGATCCAAGCATGAGCTAGGGCTTCTTTCTCTTCCTTGGGATGAATGATGGCATGGACGATCCTGAATTCTCCGTTTTTCACACGTGAGACGCCTTCTCGCTTCATCAAATAAGTTAGATTCGCTATCGCATCATCAAAGCAAGTGCCTGTTGGGTAGATGTTCATAGCAGGTCACCTTCTCCCTTATCGCGCATCGCACGCTCGATCTGAAAGTACATGCGGTCCCAGCCAATGTGTTCTAGGGCAATTGAAATAGGAGAACCCTCTTTTTTTACGATCTTACCGCGCACAAGATTCGCAAAATCCAATTCTGAAAGCATCACTCGAATCTCGGTCATCGTGTGGCCTCCTTATTTATTTTTCAGCACCGTGATTATGTGGCGGCACGCTTCGTAAGGCCCATCACAAATGAAGTGCTCCTTCGTGAATTCGGCATAGCCCCTTTGAAAGCCCCAGCGGATTCTCACGCAAGGACCTCGATGCCAAAGACGCAGATCTCGGAAGGGAACCAACTATAGAGAGGTGCTCCGCTTAGGGCCGATGGAACCAAGTCATGGCCGTAAGTGATGTGAACGATGGTCGCCTCGCAACTGCGGCCTGTATATTCTTTGGTCTCAGGGTTCCACTCATGGAAGAGGAGCAGATCCCCGGCTTTGTAATCTCGGTCGTTTTTCCGGATCTCGTACTTTTTGACGCCGGCTAAGACCTCCCCGAAGAACCTCGGCCAGATTTTAAGCTCGTGGATCATGAAGCTCAGTGTTCATTCTTTGCCCGCCAGTGGCGGAAATCGGCCAGAAGCCCTACTGCCTTCTCAAGTTCAAGCCCAATTTTTTCGACAATAAAATTCACGAAGAACGCATCGGCTTCGGCCGCAAACGAAACCTGAAGTATCTTATAGGCGTGTTGCCTCGCCTCGATCGGGGTAAGTTGGAATTTGTGTTCTTCATCGAATTTGAATTGGACGTATGGCTTGCCGTCCTTCCCAGACACGATTGACCAGATGTCTAAAGTCCCTTCCATCGTTCACCTCCTAAAAGCACTGTCCATAAATCAGATGATTCCGGGTCACATCAAAAAGCCACAGGCGTTCCGTCGATAGCGGAAGCCACATTCTCACTGGGTTTTAAGGACAGCACTTTTTGAACTACTGATTTTGAAATGCCAGTTCGAGCTGCGATCGCACGAATGGAGGCACTACCGCGAAGGGCGATGATCTCGGCAATCTTAGATTTTGAAACTCCGGGGCGCCCAAGAATTTTTGAGGGAACATATTCCTGGCATCGGCATTCGCTTTGCTGTTGGCCGCAACCCTTACAACTTCTTGCGCGGCGAAGCCCTGAGTTGATCCGATCGATGATGAGGCTCCGTTCGAATTCTGCGAAGCCTGCGACGACCATAAAGAAGAATTTACCTTGGGCTGTCGTAGTATCGATGCCCTCATGATACGAGGCAAAATCAACACCACATTCACGCCAGGCTTCGAGCGTATTGACCAGATGTGAGCCGCTTCTGGCGAATCTGTCGTACCGCCAAACAAGCACGCAGTCGCATCGTCCATTGCGAACGAACGCCATAAGTTGATCAAGTTTAGGGCGGTTTTTTTTCGAGCCACTGATCCCATCGTCCACAAATTCCTGTACAACCGACCATCCACGCATGGAGCAGAAGCGCCGCAAATCGAGCATTTGATTTTCGTTTGTTTGCCGATCAGTCGAAACGCGCGCATAGATCGCAACCCTCTTTTGCTCTGGCATTGCTCCCCCTGAAAATATTGGCGCAGCCGGCCTTTAAGCCGATGACGAATTACCACGGTTACCGAACACCGTATCGTCCTGGGGCCGCTTCCAGGTTCGGCTGGAGGCTTCCGCTGCTCCCTTGTGCGTATTCTGCGCTACGGGATCCCCGTGTACCCGGGGCACTGCGCCAAAATCAATGCGGGCCTCTTCCAGCCGTCAAGCCATCTTAGGTTTATCCATTAGCCCGTTCATGCCGAAAATCGATGTGGAGATGTGCCTCGGATAAGGTTCTAGAATATGTTTTAAAATCGATCCCCATGCCGGTTGCAGGATTTCAAAGCCCGGACACATCTCGGGCCATGTACTTTATAACCGGCCGTCCACAAGGTGGACTGCAACGTCATATTCCTATGGCGCAGAGACCGGCAGAGGATGACAGCATTATGATACACTTACCTGCAAAAGTCCAGTCCCTATGGTTGCTAAAAATTGATTTTGGCGTCATAATTAACGCACACTGAGGAAGTACCCGGAGGGGGAAAATCGCCTGACAGACGCCACGAAGGAAATGATATCGTCCGTCATCCGCTACCTTCGCGCGGGGCAATCTCCAAAAGAAGTCGCTCGCAGCATGAATGTAAGCTGGTCGTGCATTCAGCAGATCATATATCGGCATCGTTCAGCCCGCACAACCTACATAACCACCTACAACCTTCGTCACCCTAATTCTCGACGCAACGGACCGCCCGAAAAGATTATACGCCCTCTCTACCAAGCGCATTTGTAAGGAATCATCACTAACGATTTTTCGCCCTTAGGGTATATCCTAGGGACGAAATGACGCCACTATGCCGGGCTTATAAAGAGAACCGCAAGATCCCTTTCCTGAAGGCCCTTGCGCGAATTGGCACGATATCCGGTGCCGCAAGAACAGTTCGAATTTCACGGGATGCCGTTCATGACTGGCGGCGTAACGACCCTTCCTTCGAAAGACTCTTCCAGATGGCGAAATTGAGACATGCTGAATCGATTGACGTAAGCCTAGAGACGGCATTTTCACTATTCGAAAATATCGCGCATCGGGTTTTTCCGCAGCATTTGTGGGCGCGTCTGAGTGCTGAAATCGCTATCGGGTGCGTAAACCTTAAAAAAGATTTAAGAGATGGCGGAAGCAAACAATCCGTCTCCTCGGGAAACATGGCGGGGTTTCCGCTGTCGCTGAACAGGCGGTTGCCTGGCAGGTTTGTGGATGTGGCTATCCCTTACTGCGGCAACGGAAACTCTGCTTCCAATCTTTAATATGGCGATGAAACCAAAACATCGGCGGTTCGTTTCGGAATACATCAAGGACCAAAATGGAACGCAAGCCGCAATTCGTGCGGGATATTCAAAAAAAACCGCTCAGGAACAGAGTTCAGATCTCCTATCAAAACCTATTATTCGAGCGGCGGTCGATGCGGCCCTAGAAAAGATCCATAGTAACGCCGAAGTGACTCAGGAGAGGATTCTTAAAGCACTCTTAAATATCGCAGAGTCTGACCTTAGGCAGGCGTTTAATGCGGATGGCACAATTCGTACCTTGAGCGAAATGCCTGATGGGCTCGTGAAAGCGCTTTCTGGAATTGAAGTAGAAGATCTCTTCTTTGGTCCTAAAGAATTGAAACACAAAATCGGTGAATTGAAGAAATTTAAGCTATGGGATAAGACTAAAGCGTTGGAACTGTTGGGCCGCCACCTGAAAATGTTCGTCGATAAAACAGAAATTACTGATGGTTCCGGCGCACCCGTCGTCATCCAATTTTCGCCGGCAACCTATGATCGAGCCAAAGATAGTAAAAGTCCAGACCACCAGGGTCTATGACCGTAACCTGCGATCAAAGGCTCAATACATCGTCAATGTCGGCGGGGCTGGCTCGAGCAAGAGCCATTCCATCGCCCAGATTTGCGTCCAGAAGCTCTTCTCAATCCCTAATCGCAAGATTGCTATCTGCCGCAAAACGTTTCCCGCTCTTCGTCTTACTGCTTATAAGCTCGTCGTTGACCTGCTCACTGATTGGGGCGTCTATGGTCGAATCGGCCATGATAAAACCCATAACGTCATTACCAACCCACAGAATAACGCAAGCATCAATTTCCTTTCTCTCGACGACCCTGAAAAGATCAAATCAACCGACTGGAATGATATCTGGCTCGAAGAGGCCAGCGAATTTACATGGGAGGATTGGATCGTTATACAGACCCGCCTTCGCTCACCGACCACTCCCGCAAACCCCAACCGCATATATTTCACTCTTAACCCTTCCGACGAACAAAGCTGGATCAATCAGCGCCTCATGCTTACCGAGAGCTTCGCCAGCAAGCTCGAGATCATTCATTCGAATTACCGCGACAACCCATTCCTCGCCCAGGACTATATCGATATCCTCATTGCTCTCAAGGACCAGGACATCAACGCTTATAACGTGTA